TATTTGCATCGTTCGCTCAGGAGCATGGGCTCATGACTGCATTTGCGGAGGGGAAGGACCTTCATTCGTACACCGCCAGTCTGGTGTACGGGAAGCCCTATGACGAGATCGGTAAGGATGACCCTCTGCGCCAGATTGCTAAGAACACACGGTTTGCGCAGCTCTACGGTGCTGGGCCCGACAAGATTGCACAAACGGCTGGTGTCCCTGTCCATCTCGTGGAGGAGTTCATTGCTTCTTCAGACCTAGTGTTCCCTGGTATCCCCCAGTTCATGCAGTCTATGGATACTCTTGCTCGGACTCGACTTGGTGCAGAGGGCGTTGGCTACGTGTGGTCTCACGGCGGGCGCTACCTGCCCTCCGATCCCGATAAGCTCTATTCCTTGGTCAACTACTTGATCCAGGGCTCCGCCTCTGACATCCTCAAGACTAAGATCATCGAACTGGACATGGCTGGGTATGGTGATTGGATCATGTGCCCGGTCCACGATGAACTGCTGTTCAACATTCCAAACGGAAGTGAGGACGAAATGCCTAAGATCAAAGCCATCATGGAGGACCACACCTCCTTCTCCGTACCTCTCACTTGCTCGGTGACAGGACCTCTCAATAACTGGGGGGATGCGTACGTATGATCTACGCCCTCGATCCCGGCAAGATAACGGGCATTGCAACGTTCGATACCCAGACTCGGCAGTTCCACTCGTGGGAGATGCCGGACCGAAAGCATGTCTACGCACAGATTGATGAACTTTTTTTCAGTGATTTCGTGGTTGCAGAGAGGTACACAATCACTGGGCAGACAGCCAAGTTCAGTCAGCAACTGGATGCGCTCTACATCATTGGTGCCCTTGAGAGTCACGCCCAGATTTACGGAACAGGCTTTGCTTTACAGTCACCGTCCCAAGCCAAGTCATTCAGTACGAATGAAAAGCTCAAGCACCTCGGCTGGTGGTACGCAACCGCTGGCGGGCACGCCAACGACGCAGCTCGGCACTTATTGCGGCATATGGTCATTGAACGCCAAGACCCAATCCTCATTGCGAAGCTAAGGGAGATGCTGTGAACCGTGCACCGTTCGAGTACAGCTGTGAGCGATGCGGGTACGCAACACGCTCACGCCGCCTGGACCTCACCACCTGTGAGATCCCGCTCACGTCGTGGCCTGGAATGATTCCCGATGAAGCGACGCCTCGCTGTGGCGGGGACCTCTGGCCACCGTACGTGTGCATCGACGCTTTGCGCACCGACCCGGACCTTCACGCCCAGTTGATCGCACACATCGGCGGACCCGTCGAGGTGGTCTTCACGGAAGGTTCGTGGAGAGTGCTCTTCAGCCACGACTATTTCTCCAAGGATGTCCGCACTCTCGCCCGCAAGTGGGTGACGCCCACCCCCATGGGACATCATCGGCGCAATCCGACTAGCACTCGATAAGGAGAGGTGATGCAGCTCGACGTTACGGAAACGCATCTAATCCTTACTGGAAGTGTAAGGTTCAAGGACCTGGTGCTCAAGATTCCTGGGATGAACTACTGGGCAATGGGCGACTGCTGGCGTGCGCCGAAAGCCTGGGGCATTGCCCTAGCGTGTCGGGGGGTGCTCGGTGAATACCTGGAGCTGACCCCCGAAGCGATTGCATGGGCCGAGCGTGAGAAGGACCACTGCCGGTTGATGGAAAGTATCCGCAGTGGCGGTGGATCGGCGAGAAGTGCGGGCGTTGAGGGGCTGCACTCATTCCAGAAGATCGGCGTTGACTTCCTGATCTATAGCCGTCATGCCGCACTCTTCGATGACATGGGGCTGGGTAAGACTGTCCAGGCATGTGTTGCCCTGGGGCATACCCCTGCACTCATTGTGTGTCCAAACTCAATGGCAATCACGTGGCAGCGTGAGCTGACGCAGTGGGCGGGCATTGATGCTGTAGTTGTGCGGGGTACAAAAGCGCAACGTGAGAAGACGATTTTGTCCGGCGCCGAGGCAATCATCATCAACTGGGAGAGTCTCCGCACCCACTCAAGGCTGGCCCCATTCGGGTCTATCGCCCTGAAGGATGAGGAGAAGGCCCCAGGCGCACTCAATCAGGTGCAGTGGAAAACTGTCATTGCCGATGAATGTCATCGGGCAAAAGATCCCAAGGCTAAGCAGACCCGTGCATTGTGGGCTGTGTCCGCAGAGGCTACCAATCGTTGGGCGCTGACCGGAACGCCGATGGACGGGAAGGCCGAGGACCTGTGGTCGGTGATGCATTTCGTCTGCCCCGAGGAATGGCCATCAAAGAGTAGGTGGATTGATCGCTATACCTTGAACGGTATGAATCAGTGGGGGGCGATGGAAACTTACGGGTTCAACCCCCAGACGCACCCGGAGCTTCAGGCGTTCCTACGCCCTCGCATGATCCGCCGCACCAAGGCCGAGGTTCTGCCCACTCTCCCGCCAAAAGTCTACGCAACTAGGTGGGTTGCTATGGACAGCAAACAGGCCAAGGCATACAAATCCATGCAGAAAGAGATGCTCGCCGAACTGGAGTCGGGACTTCTGATTGCAGGGGATGACCTCACGAACCACGGACGCCTTAGCCAGATTGCTTGTGCGATGCCCGTGCTCGATGCTGAGGGCAAGGTTGTCTCGCTTGACATGCCATCCTGCAAGGTGGACGCACTGTTGGAAGTCATTGACGAATGCAACGGTGAGGCTCTCGTGGTTGGCTCCGAGAGTCGAAAGCTCATTGAGCTGTGCGCTCGCCAGCTAGAGAAGCACAAGATCACCTATTCGCTGATCGTTGGGGGCATGTCAGGGCCGGAGAGGCAGATGGCCATTGACCAGTTCCAGCAAGGTGCCGTGCAGGTCTGTCTCGTGTCCCTTGGGGCAGGCGCCGAGGGGCTCACCCTCACTCGGGCGTCAAGACTCGTCCGCCTGCAAGGCTCATACCGATCGCTGATCAACAACCAGTTTGAGGACCGCATTCATCGCATTGGACAAGAAGCCGATTCGGTGTTGATCATTGACATCCTCACCGAGAACAGCATAGACTCAGACAGGCTGGAGGCTAGCCACGCCAAGGAAGAAGTTGGGCAGCAGGTCCTGCAAGACCCTGAGTGGGTGCGGAAAGTACTAACGAGGTGAATGAGCTAGTCCGGGAGTACAAGCGGACCGTCAAACGGAAAGAGAAGCCCAGTGCGGAAGCTCGGGCTGCATACAACCAATATGTTCGTGAAGGCATCCAACGTCGAAAGGACGTGCATGATGGAACCACCAAGCGTAAACCTCCGGGTGTCGGACAAGCGGATGAGGCTGTACTGGATTGGCTCCTGGCCAGCGCCGAGGCAGGTGACACGGGTATACCCCCGGATCGAACGGATGCTCGGCCAGAAGTACGGCTATCTTCCGCTGGACCCAAGGCCGTTCCCACCACCAAAGCCATCCGAGCGAAAGAACGCTCTCCACACCCTGAACCTTTCAGACCAACTGACATTCCCAGTCCTGTGACAACCCGGTACTTCAGACAATCAGAGATCAAGGCCTTCAAGGCGTGCCCACGTTCCTGGTGGCTCTCGTACCAGCGAGGGGGGGCTGGGTATAGCAAGCCTCCTTCCGCTAGCCCCCAGTCTGGGCAGCGAGATGTGGGAACGCTCGTCCATGCAATGGTTGATGCCTATTACTCAGGGCTGGACATCAAGAAGGTTTGGCAGGACACGAGGGACACGCTCTGTGAGCAACTCGGTGGGCCGCTGCCCAAGGAATGGCTCGATGTCTTCCAGCTTGCTGACATCATGGTGCATGGATACGTTCAGTGGCTCCGTGAGGAATACGGTGATGTCGGAGAGAAGACGCTCTTCTCAGAGAAGGCCATCGAGATTCCCATCGGCCAAATGCACGGTGATGAGATTTTCCTGACATGCAAGATCGACCGCATCGTGCAGGACACACTATCTGGCGAGGTTCTGATTGAGGACACGAAGACCGTGGCTACCTTTGGTGAGTACGCCACGCAGTTGCAGGTCGACGATCAAGGCCTGATGTACGCAATCATGGCCAAGGGCGGTCTGAACCTAGACGTGCACCGCTTTCGGCACAACATGCTCCGCAAAGTCAAGCGTTCTCCGAAGGCCATTCCGCCGTTCTACATGCGGCATGAGGTTCGGTACTCCGAGGAGCAACTGGACAATGCATGGACGCACATGATGGCTGTGGTCTCTCGTATGACTCTTGCGCTACAAGCTGTTGAGGCTGACGAGGATCAGCATCATGTGCACATGTACCCAAATCCAACTCGGGACTGCTCATGGCGCTGTGACTTCCTCCCCATTTGCCCAATGCTGGACGATGGGTCATACTGGCAGGACATGCTCGAAGGATCTGGCCTGTACGTGCCGAGGCCGGGCCGATGATGCGATTCGCTGATGAATACGTGACAGGAGGACGAGAGATATGAAACGATTGACTGCATTAGTGCATGGCGAGTCCGGGTCCGGGAAATCATGGCTTGGCGACACATGCCCAGGCCCCCGACTGCTCATCGACGTGGAGGGAAGGGCCGAGTACACACGCTCTCGGAAGATCTATTGGAATCCTCGGGCTGAACCGTTGCCTGCTGCGTTCCCCGACGGCAGCCCTATTGACACGGATACAACCATCGTGGTGACTGTGCGGGACTTCCCGACGTTTGCCCAGGTGTATTCCTGGCTCGCCTCTGGCCAACACTACTTTCGGTCTGTCATCATTGACTCACTCTCTGAGTTGCAGGAACGTTGCCAGCAGGACCTGCGTGGCACAGAGCAGATGAGGGTGCAGGACTGGGGCGATTTGCTCCGCAAGGTGGGAGATATCATCATCAATTACAAGGACTTACGGACTCACCCCACGAATCCGATTGATGTGTTACTGATCATCGTCGGCACTCATATGAAAGATGGGCTTTTCCGCCCGATGCTCCAGGGGAGTCTGTCAAATAAGCTGGCCTACAAGTTCGATGTCGTTGGGTTTCTCCAGGCTAACTATGATGCTCAATTGAATACGATGGCCCGTGTGTTGGCAATTCAACCCATTGGTGCCTTCGTGGCCAAGGACAACACAGATATTCTGAGTAAGACGTACGGTGTACAAATCCAATCCCCTAGCCTTGAGCAAATGCTTAATGCTTTGAATGAAGGAGAGTGAGAATGTTTATTGCAATGCTTGGCGTGCTCGTCTTGTCTAGTGTTGTCCTCGGCTGGTGCTTGCGGGCAGGCTGGGATGCTCGACGATGAGTAAGCCCTACTACTTCCTGACGCTCAAGCCAACGGTTGGTGAGGGTCAGGTTGACAACACAGAAGTGCCTGGAGCGCTGAGAGTGCCAACATTCAAGATGACTGGCATACTTACCTCCCACGGAGAAGTGGAGGCCACTATCACGGCGGCGATGCCTTCGGATGAGGCCATCAAGTTCGCTGAGGAGCTTCTCATCCTCGCCCGCACTATCCCAACACCACAAGAGCAACTCAACCAAGGAGAAACTGAATGAGCAGTTCACCGTTCGACGAATACATCCGGCAGGCCCAGGAGGCTGGCATCTCGGGGGTGCTCGGGAAGGGCATCTACGAGATGTCCATTAATCTGGTCCGGGCCGGTTCCACCAAGGCAGGTAAGCCCCAGGTCTCGATCCAGTGGAAGGTTGTGTCCGGCCCGAACGCTGGCTCCACGACATGGACCAATCAGACCTTCTCGGCCGAGAGCCCGAAAGCCTTAGCTGCCTTCTTCGGAGCGATGGCGTCCCTCGGTGTGCCTAAGGAGTACTTCTCCTCATTGCAGTCTCTGGACATGGCACCAGTTGCGGCCCGCATTCAGGCACTCAGCCAGGGCCAGGTTTACAACTGCAGCGTTGATGTCTGGGGCACTGACGGCCAGAACCAGAGCGTCTTTGTGAAGGGCACTGTCAATGCCGGGCAGGTTCCTGCGCAGTCAATGCCCGTGGTAGCCCCTGTGGCTGCCCCTGTCCCCGTCGTGGCTCAGCTTCCGGCATTCGATCCGCTGACCGGGCTGCCGTCTCGTCCGGGGGTCTAACCCTTGGGCGCATGGGATGAGGCGATTCAACGGGCTGGGGAGGCCTGGAAAGAATCTGTCGATGAACTGAAGACATTGCCGATTGCATACGTGCTAGAGCGCAATGGGGTCAGTGTGGAGTCGGAGGGCAACGGGGCTTACAAAGCCTGTTGCCCTTTCCACGATGACGGTGAGCCGTCATTCAACATCTACGGTGAGAAACTGGAGCGCTGGGGTTGTTTCCCCTGCGGCATCAGCGGAGACGTACTCGATCTCGTCGGGCGCATCTACAAGACTACCTCCTTCCACGACACCAAAGCTAAGACCGGAGAGTTGTCCCTGCAACTACAGGCAGAAGAGTGGCAGGGACCCACGGTCGGTGTGCGTAAGACACTAGACATCAATGCTGTCAGGTTGCGAGTGCACAATGCACAGCTCCAGCACACGGGCATGATCTCAGAATTCCTCCAAGAACATTCCAAGCGCAATCCCGGCTTGGCAATGGATGAGGAATGGCTGCGTGAAATGTTTGACATTGGGGAAGATAGTGACCGCATCATCATCCCGTATAAGACTGCTACTGGTGCTCTTGCAACATGCAAGCATCGTGCCCTTGGTGCGAAGGCCATTAGCACGGCGGGATCGGACTTCACCGATTTGCTGTACGGGCTCTGGTATGACGACCCGAAGAAGACTGTTCTTCTGTGTGAGGGCGAGTCGGATGTCTGGGCTGCCCAGTACGCAGTCGGTGACACCTATGCAGTGCTCGGGCTGCCCACGGGGGCAGGCGCCCATGCGAAACAGGCTGCAATGCTTTCCGATCGCACGGTAATCCTTGCCTTTGATGGGGACACAGCCGGACGTAAGGCGAGCCGTAAATGGGCGAAAGCATTGATTGAAGTGGGCTGTGTCGTTCGCATCCTTCCCATGCCAGATGGCTATGACCTGGCTAAGTTCAGCACTGATCAGATCAAGCACGCTGTAGCCCGTGCTCGTGTGATGCCCCCAGCGCTGCCAGGTCTGTACGTCTCAGACAACGGATACTACCGACTCAATGGGGAGACACGGGTTGACCTCTCCAACTGGGTGTTTCTTCCTCAGAGGGAGCTGGCTGGTAGCGACGGCTACGCCTACGAGGGTGTTTTCATGCCGCACGGTGAGATCACCACCGTGTCAAGCCACGATCTCTCTGGGCAGGTTCACTTAAAGGCATGGAGTCGAAAGCTTGGCGGGGCTTGGGCGGGAAGTGACCAAGATGTGTCCCGTGTGCTCTCGATGTTGCAAGCGGAGGGGCCGTTTCTCGCACCAGGAAATATGACTTCGGTAGCAGGGCTGAGCGACGATCACTTCGTTGCACCGGGGCTCTGTATTGGCACCGATCACTGGGTGTACGTACCCCCCAGGAATGACCCACACTTTGGTCCACATATTCGGATCGTCCCTCACGGTCCAGATAACTGGACCCCCCTCCAAGTCGGAGTGCTTCGTGAACTGCACTGCCACGAGGTGATGGACCCAATCTTGGCGTGGCTAGCTGTAGCTCCAGTTCGCTCCTTACTCAATGAGTTTCCCATCCTTGCTGTGACAGGATCATCAGGAACTGGTAAGACGACTCTAATAGATACAGTTGTTCCGGCATTCTTGGGATCATCTATTTCTATTAACCTAACAAGCACGACACGTCATGCATTGGATGCCTTTGTGTCAGGCACCAACGCTTGGCCTGTGCATGTGGACGAGTTCCGTCCCGGTGCCCGCTTGGACACCATGACATCTTTCCGGCAGATCATCCGAGATGCCTACACCGCCCAGGAGAATGCACGAGGAGGGATGACTGAGAACTTCTCAGAGATCACCACCACGGCTGCTGTTGCTCCTATTATTGTCTCGGGTGAGGATTCCTTTGAGGAGACCTCACACACAGAGCGCATGGTGTCGGTAGCCCTCCCTCTTCGGGGCCGTAACCCGGAGGTACTTGCCCAGGTGCGTGCCTGGCCTGCCGGGTTTGCTTCGGCATACCTGACTTGGATGCAGAAGAAGCTCGAAGATGGAACCATTCTCCAAATCGTGAACTACAAGCGGGGGGACCCGAGCCTTCCTGATCGGCATCAGATCAACCTGGGACTCCTGGATCTCGGGTGGGAAATCCTCAATCAGTTCCTTCGGGACCACAACTGCGCCGAGCTAGAGAACCCTGCCTTTACCCTCGTGTCAGCAGAAGCGATGGATGCGTCTCAGCACAACCCAATCAAGGATGCAATCCAATGGGCATTGGATGAGCCCAAAGCCATTTCGTTTATGTGGGAAGAGGATGACAAGATCCTTATTCGGGTCCCGAATCTGGTGAAGTTCCTCAATGACCAAGGCGGGTTCCACCTCCCCGGCGGGGCCAAGGCAGTTGCCAAATATATGGAGCAACACTACGGTGCGGAGATCCGAAGGGTTTATTACATGGGTAAACAGGTCCGGGCTCTCTCAATGGACTCTCGACATTTCTCACGATAGTATCTGTGTATGGACCCTGTAGTTACTGCTGCCGTTATCTCCTCTGTTGCTGTTCTTATTGGGACATTCGTCACAGTAATGTTTTCCCGGACCACCAGGAAGATTGTTAAAGGTAATGGCAAGGGGAATCTGACCGAGATGTTGGAGGATGTGATCGACCGCCAGGAACGTCATGAGCGGAAGACGGACACTCTTCTTGATTGGCAAATCGCACATGAAAGGCTCCATGCTGTTGACAAATGAACTAGCCACACACATTGTGATCCCGGATACCCAATGCAAGGAAGGGGTCCCGGTGGATCACTTGCGCTGGATTGGTAAGTACATTGTTGAGCACTTTCGGGGGCGGGAGAATGTGAAGATCATTCACCTAGGGGACCACGCCGACATGCCGTCTCTGTCCTCGTATGACAAGGGCAAAAAGGCAATGGAAGGCCGTCGGTATCTGGTTGATATTGCAGCGGCCAACGCTGGGTTTGATCTACTCAATGCAGCTCTTATTGCTGAGAACGCCCGCATCTCCAAGAATCAAAAGAAGAACTGGTGGCCCGAGAGGCACATCCTCCTCGGTAACCATGAGAACCGAATCACTCGTGCCACCGAGAATGACGCTCAGCTTGACGGTCTTCTGTCTCTGAATGACCTGAACTATGCCAAGCACGGGTGGCAAGTCCATGGCTACCTGGAACCTGTCTTCATAGACGGTGTTGGGTACTCACATTTCTGGGCCAACCCAATGACTGGGAGGCCGTATGCAGGGACTGCCCTCGGGAGGTTGAAGACCCTTGGCCATAGTTTCACGATGGGCCACCAGCAAACCCTCGATCACGCCGTGCGCTTTGTCAATGGGCGGAGCCAGCACGCTCTGATCTGTGGTTCAGCATATTTGCACTCCGAGGATTACCTCGGCCCACAAGGCAATGCCCATTGGAGAGGGATCGTCGTCTGTCACGAGGTCATCAATGGAAGCTACTCGCCCATGTTCGTGAGTCTCGACTATCTTTGTCGTCGCTACGAGGGGGTCAGTCTCCGGGACTTTACGGATGGTAGGCTGGGTGCATGAAGGTACTCAAGAAGTTTTGGCTGTCTAACCCCTCGGCATCCGTTGGGCTCATCGTTACGGTGGCCCTTGCTGTGCAGAATGCGGTTGCCCAGTCCCCGGACTGGAAGACTGCTCTCCCCCTGATTGTTTCCCTCATCATCCGCCAGTTTGTGTCCCCGTCTGCGGCCGTCCAAGATGCCAAGTACGCAGCCTTCGTAGCAGGCCTAACACATAATCCAAGTGTCACGGTGCCGCCTTCGGCGCCGGGAGCTTAATCCCTGCTGCCTTCACAGCATCAAGCGCTGCCTTCTTTTTGGCAGCAGGGCTGAGTTTCTTAGTGGGGGCCTTGTGCGTCTTTGGAGCCTTAGGAATGATCCCGGCCTGCCGTAATTCATCGACGGTGGGGACGGTCACACCCTCGTCCTTGAGCTTCTGAAGGGCATCGGAGACCAGCTGAAGCTGGCGCATTGCTTCTCCCTTCTGGGTCTTCTCGTCACCTGTGGGCGTAACGTACAGTCCCAGGAGAGTGGTCAGCAGGCGGGCCCTGGCCTGATCCTTGCCGTCAAGGTCGGCGACCTTATTGACTGTGGTTCGACCCTTGGCGAAGAGTGGTAGAACAGCAGCAGCAAATCGCTCAGCGTGGCCACCAGCGCCCAGAGTATTTTTCTTGACACGAGCCCCCGTGAATAGCGTCTTCCCGAATGCTTCTTCAGCGGCATATTTGATGACCTCAATGGGGCCACCGGAGGGCACATTCAATGCATTACGGGCGACTTCTCCAATGCCGCCTTCAGGGCGGACCGATTGAGGAAGAAGTTGTTTGAATCCTGGCACCATGGCGAGCGCTTGGACGGAGGGCTCAATATTCTTGGCAGCCGATGAAAATGGAGTGTCCACGCTGAGGAGCGTCTTGCCAAATGGAACCACCCCCGTGCCTTGCCCAAGGGCGTAGTTTGGAAGTAGACCCTGACCACCTCCTTGGTCGGAGGCAGCCTCAGTAGCGTGTGTCAGTGCCGTGAACTTGCCAGGCTGGTGGGCAATCTCAGCGAACTGCAGCGGAGTGTTCTTCCGCATGTAGGTGTAGAAGCGCACCACCCGCCGCATCGTGCCCTTCTCGAAAGCAGTGAGGTCCCCGTAGTCAAAGAGGTACTTCTTGACTGACCGGCTAGCCAGGATGGCGTCCCCCGTCTCATCAAACTTGCCCATAAAGTGGGCGAGCCGGGCATTCTGCTCAATAGCGTTGTTGAACTTTTGACCAGGGGCCAGGAGGATGTTCTGCTTGTTCAATGGATTGAGCTTAGATCGAAGGCCTTTACTCCCCACAACACGATCCGCAACCTCCTTGGCCAAGTCGGTGTTGAAGAACCCCTCACTGAGTGCCCCGTGGTCACGAGCAAGCTGGATGACCTTGGCCTCATTCGCTCCGACATGTCGAATGAGTGCGGCCTCAAACTCTGGACCAATGGTGCGCCCCGTCTCTTCAATGGCCTTGGCAATGCCGACCTGCCCTTTCAGGGCACGAGCGTATTCCGTGTGCTTGATCCCAGCCAGGACATTGTTGAACATGTTGCCCATGGCGTTACGTGCAAAGAACCCGGTGCCGAAGATGAGGGGGGTGGTGGCATATCCCGCCCAGAGAGATCCCCACTCATCCACGGCCTTCCTAAATCCAGCAGTCGCTGCATCGCTATTGACAACCTTATTGAAGCGTTCCAGCTCGTGTGCGATGGTTGGTTCCGCCCAGATGTCGTCCACGTACTTACCACCGACCTTGGTGTACCCGAGATTGCGGGCCTCTTTGGCGGACTCCTTCCCCACCATGACGAGAGCATTGCCCCCCACATCCTTCAGAGTGGTGAGGTCACTGACGAGGCGGGCCTCTGACACAGCGTGTTCAGCCGTAGCCGCACGCATCACGGTGAGCTTGATTGGATTGTCCTCAAAGAACTTCTCTCCATCCTTGAGCTGGGCCTTGTAAATCTCTGCCATTCGGGCATTAGCATCTGGGATGCTCATGTTTCCGAGGGGGCCTCGGTGCTTGAGGGACCCCCCTTGGGAGAAGGCGGAGGCAATCTCGCTGGGCTCTCGCTTGAATGCGGACGCAGCAGGGCCTGGGCTAGCCTCCAGAATCTTCTTCCCTTCCGGGGTCAATGAGTGAAGGACGTAATCATTGATGTCCTTGAGATAGACGTTTTTGCGAGTAGCAGCCTTGACAGCCTTGTCAGCAGCCTTGGCTGCCTTTTTCGGGATGGACTCAGCAACAGCTTTCTCTGTGCGGGCCGTGAGGCGGGCAGCCTGCTCCTCCTTCTTTCGGGCAACCCGAGCTGCTGCCCGTGCCTGCTCTTCCAGCTTCCCGAGTTGCTTCCCTGTCCCGTATGTGACCTCCCCCTTAGCAAGAGCAGCCGTTTCCTCTGCTCGACGGCCAGCTTCGTAGGCCGTTGCGTGGGCCTTGTCTGCCAGCAGACGAGCACGCTGGGCAGCCGCCTGGAGAGGGCTCAGGTCGGCTGCCTCATTGGCCTTGCCAGCCGCTCCGGCAAGTTTGCGATTTGCCTTGGCGAAAGCGCCTTCTTGGCCCTTGGCCACTGCCTTTCCAATGCGGTCCAGCACATTGACTTCCCCCTCCAGCTTGCCAAGGCGACGCATTTGATTAGGAGTGATATCAAGTCCGGCCGCAATGCGGTCATGGAGAAAGTCCTGATGGTGCCGGAGCGCCTCATTGGCTTTCTCGGCACGTGCAGCCGTCTCTTCTGCTGTGCGCTTGGCCTTGGGCAAGTTCTTCATTGCATCGTCCACAGCAGCCTTATACGCAGCCTCCCGGACGCCTGGCGCTGCTGCCTCCCCCCTTGAGAGAATCCCGTGCAGCTTCTGTGCCTCGGACTCAGCACGGGCAGCACGCTCTTCAATGCGCCCCACCCGCTGGCCCTCTGAGAAGGTCCCCACACGCCCGGCCTTGGCAGCCTCAGCTTGCAGAGCGTCTCTGACGGCAGCAAAGTGCGTGGCAGTCTGATCTGCTGCTGCACGAGCAGCTGTGGCCTCCTCGGCAGCCTTGGCAGACTTTCCTGTGGCCTCTGCTGTGAGCTTTGCCGTCTCGTCAGCATGGGTAACCTGTCGTACAGCCGTCAGTTCCTCATTGGGTCGGACCTTGGTAAATGGGGCATTCAGGATGCGTTGGGAAAACTCCTGCCGAATCTTGTCCAGCTCTTGCACCATCTCGGCCGGGACAGTCTTCCCTT